ATTTGTGGATCTTGCATCGCTGCCATATGTACTGTGATATGCGCTTGATGATCTTGGTAAATAAACGCCTTGACCGGTTTTCCTCTGAGGATGTCCATGTTTTCAGAAACTGGATCACGCGGTTTCTGGTCGTCGTCCATTGGTACCAACTTCTCGGCATTTTTAATTCCTAATACTTCAAGCATCTGACGATGTAAGTAAGGTAAGTCATATAACTGAGGAGCACCAGCAGCCATCTGCATTACGGCTTGATACTGCGTAACTTTCTGCGCCATTGTTGCAGCGTTTGGATCTGATACCGGAATGACTTCCACCATGTCATAGTCCGAACGTTTTGCACGAGGTAGTCCCTCTACTGGTTCGTAAGCATATTCATCTGGTGTGTAGTCACGAATAATACCTTTGAGAAGTTTGAACTCTTCTCGCATTGCGTAATGAATACGTGCTTGAACTGCACTCATTACTTTGAGTGTGCGTTCCAATATTGCCAACGTCGTACCGACCGGTGACTGAGCAGACATATCAGATATTTTTAAATCTGCTGCGCTAGCGAATCGACGACCTTCTTCAACAATATTGCCGAGCAACGTATACAACACCTGACTTGGCTCCTTATATGGGAGCGTCATAATGTTGTCTTTAATCGTTCCGCTGGTTACATCCACATCCCTGAACTCGGCGGGGGCGATTGGCGTATCATCTCCCTTAACTCGTAAGCCTCTAGTTTTAAAACCACCAGGTAGGTTGGATAAAGTACCAGCATCAATACTAGTACCAGACTTAGCAAAAGCACCAATAAGGTGAATAAGGCCAAAGGCATAAAAGCCAAAGCCTGGAATATACGGATAGTGAACGAAATGATTACGCTTTTGTTTAGTCTCATCTTCTGGTCTCCAGTTCCTACGAATAGCTAGCACCTCTCCGGTTTGCTTTTCAATAGTCACAACGTATGGAAGCGCGATGCCAGTTTCTTTTCCGTCTTCTTTGTCTTCATGACCTTTTAGATTAAGGTCAACTTGAATTTCAAGAACTTTGTACCGATCATCTGTTGAAGCACGGAAACCCATCTTCTCCGCAATTCTTTTCTCTACTTCGTCAAATGTATCTTGTGGTTCAGGTAAATCTATATCTCGATAAAACCCTGCGTGCATGAGTCTCCGCATCTCGTTTGGAGTCTTACGCATTACATGAGTTACTCGAACTGCGGACTTAAGATCAGACACACCATAAGGAACTACTACATCTTCAGCTGGCACATAAATAGATACCTGCCGTGCTAACGATGGGTCGTAGTAAACCTTTTTAAAGGCGTTACCAGAAAGTCCTAAACCCCATAACATCCTCTTTGGTTTCTCTACCAATGATCTGAGTTTTGACAGGGCCAGAAGCAGGAAAAGTTTCCATCATAGTTTCTGCTTGGAACTTTACTAAGGCTTCAGAAAGAAGTGGGTGATAAACACCACACGCACCGGGCCACGGTTCGGTTCTTTCTTCTACTTTCATTCCAAGGAGTTCAAGACCATCTACGTAAGTTTGTATCCAGTCTTTTCTTGAATTTATATCATCTTCAAAATCACCTAGCAGATCACCGGAGAGCATCTCTAGTTCGTCAGCGTCCAGTTCTTCTGCTAGGTTTACCCCGAAATCATCATCTTCTGCATCAGGATCTATCTCGATCTCTAACCCTGGCATTCCGATACTTACTCTTTCAGGATCTTCAATTTCAATCTCAAGATCTGGTTCTAAGTTTTCTGGAGCGGACAACCCGCCCATTTCGTCTGCAGCAGCCAACCCCATCGGAGCTGGATTAAATGCTTTATCTATAGAATTCGTGGCCATTTTTATATATCCTTAGTAATATCCTGGTGAGTATCTTCTAAACGTGCGTTCTTCACCTTCTTCATCCAACGATGAACGCAAATATCCCCCTTTTCTAAAGCGCATTAGTGCTAGGGATACCGAGTCCACATAGTCATCATGCTCCCCTGCGGGGAATGACGCAACCTCATCAATCACTTCTTCTGCCCAACTTGTAGGCGGTGCCCATACTCTACCAGACGCAAATAAGTCTGACACAGCATTAAGTCTACTTATTTTATCGTTTCCCTTGACAGGCGTGAACTCTTGCACAGGAATCCCCATCGCCCTCATCTCATATATAAGTGGCGCACCAGAGGCTTTTTTCTCAATAATAATGGAATCTGGGTCAAAATCTTCGACTTGTTCCAAAGCTTTTCGTTTCAAAGCCGGAAATTCGAGCCTATCTCGGAACGCATTTAGCAATATTATGTTTGCCTCTTTTTTTCCGGTGTCCTCATCTTCCATAAAGAACACACCCCACGTTGTACACGCGGAATAGTCCGATCTATTAGTCTTTTCAAACGCCGTATCCCAAGATTGCAGTACAAAATCACAGAACGGAGGGTCTGATTGATCCCATTCTTGCCACCATTCACGTTTTACGATAGCTGAAGTCTCAGATGTGGGGTTTTGCTGGTACTGAGCCATCCATTTTGAGTTTGGAAGCTCCTCTTTTAACGCCGAAAGCTCCGACATTGACCAAAATTCAGGCCAAAGTGGGTTACCAGATGGCAAAATAGCCGGAAATTCGATAACTTCCCACTCTTCACCACCTCTTAAGCCCGCTGCTTTGATAACTTGACCCGTCAAATCCCGTTTTGACCACCTTGTCATCACGATTACGATAGATCCACCAGGCTGTAAACGCTGTCGAGGGCCGGATGTGTACCATTCGTACACCTTATCGTAAATATCTGGATTGGTATCTGCTAGCGCCGCTTCCTGTTCTGAGTGAGGGTCGTCAATAATGAGGAGATCCGCGCCTTTACCAGTGACAGCACCTCCCACACCGATAGCAAAATAGTCTCCACCCTTGTTAGTCGCCCACCTGCCAGCAGCTTTAGAGTCCGCTTGTAGTCCAACTCCTGGAAATAGTTTTGTATAGATCTCTTGATCAACAAGGTTTCTCACCTTTCTACCGAAGCCAACAGCCAACTCAGCTGTATGGGATGTTTGAATAACTTTTTTATGCGGATACTTACCTAGGAACCAAGCGGGCAGCAGGTAAGAAGCAAACTCTGACTTAGTATGTCGGGGCGGCATATTAATAATCAGGCGTTTACTCTTACCCTCTGCTACTCGCTCAAAAGCCGAAGCCATTTTCTCATGGTGCCTTCCGCTTATGAATGTGGGCCATACCTGTTTTACAAATGCTAGAAACCTCGACTGCGCCAGTTTGCGCGTCTTTAGCTCTTCGAGCTTTTCAAGCTCAGCCAATAACTTCTCTTGCTCCGGTAATGACAGGAGTGGAAGTATGGACGGAATGTCTTTTATCGAGACGTTCTCAATCGCTTGTTTGGCTGTCTTCATCTTTTAGCTCTACAACGCCTAACTCTTCATCCAAGTTTGCGTTTAGTGGAGTGATGTCTATCACATCCGCGTTTAGTAACCGTTTGACTCGCTCCTTAATGGCAGACTCAAGATCCTCAGGGTTTTTGTAGTTGATTGTTATCTCGGATCTATCCGTGAACAACCCTATATCACTATGTTTCCCTAATAACTCCAACGCCTTTAGCTCATACTTTGCGTCACCACAGTTTGCTATTTCCATCAACTTATTTGTTATAGCCGCTCTAGCTTGCGCTGCATCAAGTGCTAACTGCGCTCCATATTCTCTTAAAAACGCTGCAGCGGCAAAGGCTGTGTTTTGGGTTTGTAAGTTGCCCTTTTTGCGTTCTTGGACAACTTGTTCCAGCAGGTTCTTCTCTTTTTCCGCAGTTGCTTCATCTACCTCAAGGATAGCTCCGAGTTCATGCTGAAGTTCTGCGGTATTACCTGCAACAGCTAGTTCCTCTAAAAAGGTATTTGGTTTTTCATCCGACGTATCGAATGGAATTTTGAGGTTTTTTGTTGGTGTTATTTTGACTGTTTGTGGTTTTGGCATTACGTTGCGGTTTGTGGCTACGTTTATATGTGTTTGCGGCCTTTATAAACTAAAATATACATAAAATCAAGGAAAGACAAAAGGAATAACAATGCGACCTAAGAGAACACCTAAAGCGCAACCTAAACCGAAGGTAGAAAAAGAGAAACAAGAGGACGTTGTAACTTGGGAATGTGCCTATATAGAGTGGGAAGATGCGGTGGCGGACTCAGGTTGGGAAGAGACTAAGAAGCCCGAAATACATAAGTGTCAGACTCTAGGTTTTATTGTGGCTGAAGATAAAGATGCAATCTGTGTGGCAGCTGCCGTATCCAAAAAGGAATCTAACGCCAAGATCAATATCCCCAAAGGATGGATTCAGAAGATCAAGCGATTCAAGGTTGAAGGACTGGGATAAAAAAGGGTCACCCGAAAGTGACCCAAACCGTCTAGGAGGAGAACTATAGAAAATGGGGGTTACCCCTATAGTTCAAGCGGATTTTAGAACTATTTATTAGCAATGTACATAGTTACTTCAAATCCAAATCTCATTTCGGTGTATTCAGGTTTTGTCCACATGGCGGTTCCTTTGTTTTTTGGTTAATAAGTTTCGTAACTGTATCTAACCTTTATCCGCCACTCATCATAATTATCATGAAATAGCATCTCGGCTTTAACGGCTTCTGCTTCACGTAGTCTCCACTCATTCCAGTCCTTAGCCCCACCACCAGACTTATTATATTGGCAGCTGTGGTACAGCTCGTGCACTAGGACTCCAGCCCGCATCATGTCAGGTCGGACATAAACCACGTTATCCAGAAAGAAAGTCGCGTTCGACGGAAGCACCCATGCGGTGGGTATGCAGTTGAGAGTTAGCAGAAATGCGAGAACGGTGTCCATACAAATTATATAGCATGTTTTCACATTATGGTTTTTCTATCTCTATAACAATCTCACCTACAAACGGTACCACAATTTTTATTTTGAATTTTATTTTCATACCCCTATTTATGCGTTGGAACCTTAAGGGGGGGTTTTCTGTGTGGCGCGACCTAGACGTAGCCTGGCAAAAATGAAGGGGGTGGGGGGGTCAGTTGTCAAGGGACGCAAATGAAGTATTTGCGGTATATCTAATGTGCATATTATAAAGTCGTAGGGGGGCTAGTAACATATTGTTATTTTGGGGGGTAGGGGTATCGCCTCGCTTCAAACTAGAAAAAACATAACCCACCCCCAATAATCAAAAAATATCAGGTCAGATATCTGACCTACTCAAATACACCACAAAAATATCAGGTCAGATATCTGACCTACCCTACAACCCGCCTTATAGCTAGCTCGCTAATAGTAATTTGACAATGTCTAACCATTCGTTCATAATTCAATTGTGGTACAGAAAACCACGTTTATTTAACTTCTAAGAGGATACAAAAATGACAAAGGCAAAAACAGTTTCAACCATTAACAAAGCTCGAAACACTTTATTCGCTAAGGGTAAGGCTATCGTTGAACGCCTCAGAGAATCGCTTGAGCTTAACGTTAAATCTAACGAGGAAATCATCGAGCACTTAGACTCCATGCAAAAAATGACGGGTCAAGATTGGGTCAACCTTTCAATTGCACACGATCACCCGACCAACGGAAAGAGAGTAACCGACCCCGAAGCGGCTTACGCGATGATCGAGTTTGCCCTTGCAGTTCGGCAAGTTCACACCGAAGCACATTATGCAAGCTTCAGCGGAAACCAGCTTAAAGCGTTAGGCGCCGAAAAAGCTATGTCAAAGGCAAAGAGCGCAACCACGTCGTGGTGGTCATGGTTAAAACAGCGCTCACAGTATGCTAGCCAGATCGAAAAGAAAAACAGCGGTAACGCTTCCGGCGGTGCTCGAGTGGTCAAAGGCAAATCAGGCAAGCTTGCAAAAAATGGCAAGGTGGTTGATCTCAAAGAGGTGGCTCAACAACAAGCGATCAACTACATCAACGCATTGAAAGAGTACGTTAAAAGCGCACCTGATTCGGTTGATGCTGAATTTGTTGCCGGCTTGATCGAGCAAATTTCAGACTACCACGCAATCTAAATCAACCCGCCGGCGAAAGCCGGCGATTCTGTATCACGGGATTTTTCCCGTGATACGTTGTGATAGTAAATATGATAGTAAGACAAATGATAGTAGGCGAGCGAGGAGAGTAGGGACGCGTGATGAGTAGGGGCGCATTGGTTCGCACCACGTTAGTACCTACTAGATGATAGTTAGGACGGGCGCATTATCAGGTCAGATATCTGACCTCATGGGGTAATGTTATTTTGTTATTTTTCCGTTTTGTTTTGTTATTTGTAAGTAATTGATTTATTTCATTTGTTACAATGTGACAATGTTATGAAGTTATAAACGCGATTTTTAATTTTTATAAAGGCAAAGAGCCCCTCCGCAAGTGCGCCCTCTCTCACGTAGCTTCTTATATATAATATTTAAATTGATAACATAATAACATTAAAGAAAAAAATAACGCACAACCCGCACCACAGAGCCATTTCTAATGTTATCCATAGTCATAACAAAACACCCCAAAATCATAACAACGTAACAACCCTTTGCCTCAAATCCCATAACAAAGCGAATAACAAAATTTGACACGACCATAACATTGTGGTACAATAAGCGTAGCTTAAATGGGAATACGTAAGTATCCACAAGCAAACAAAACAGGTCAGATATCTGACCTACTCACAACACAAGAAAGAGAGGAAGCCATGCCAATAGTAGATACGTTCAATGAGCAACGATTCATTAACGATATGCTGGAAGTAACAGGGGACTTTAGCCGAGAGGCATTGAGTCTCATATATGATTACCTAGAACAGCGAAGCGATAATAATGGTGAGCCAGTAGAGTTTGACCCCGTTGATCATTGTCAAGAGTTCAGAGAAGCGTTCCCCCAACAAATAGCTAAAGACCATTCCATAGCTATGGAGTATCAAAACTTTGACCGTCACCTAGTACGTTCGTACCTAGAAGAAAAAACTACAGTACTCGGTGAAACCAATGCTGGTAGGTTAGTTTTTATAGGCGATTTTTAACGGACAGGTCAGATATCTGACCTACTAACACAAGGAAGAGAGGAAGTTATGTCAACAGCGTATTGTTGTTACTCATGCCATGAGCCGGTGCAAACCGCACGCTGGCAACTTGGTTATAGAGTATGCTTAGATTGTGGCGAAGCCATGGCAAAGTTAGTTAAGCACACACAAGTACCACTAAATAAAAGCAACTATGTTTATGTATCACCAAACGATACCGCAGTACTACGTCAACTAAACCCAAAGAGGACAATATGAGCGAGGGTGAGTTAATAGAGCAGATATGCCGTGTTGCGTTACATGAGTACCGGCATAGCGAAGCGAAGAAACGGCGTGAGCGTGTAGACTTTTATTTGGATGAACTGGTGGTGAAACCGCTATTCACATCACCTTATTTTTCAGAGTTACAGAAAACAATAGCTAGACGGTTAAACATTCCAATTACTAACGTAACTATAAAGGAGAAGTCATGAAATACATATGTATAGGTGAAAGCAATTTCCATATGGTAGAAGCAGATAGCAAACTAGATGCGTGGGATGCTATCGAGTCGGCGAAACCATTGTTTGATTGCAAGGCAATCTTTAGTGAGTTATACATAAGCCAGATGCACAGCTTGATACAACAATCAAAATTTAGGGAGGTCGCATGAGTAAACAGCAAGCAAAACGAAGTAGACCCATAGGCAGTAAGCGTTCTATGTACGGAAATAGTGAGAGTCGCACAAGTACGATGCCGGTGAGGTTTGAAGATAACGATTATCAGTACGCATATAACCATATACGAGAGGAAGAAAGATGGAGAGAAGAAGATTGGGGGCGACCCTCGGCGGAGAACTAAAACGCCGGTTAGAGTGGGAACGTAGGCAACGCATCAAGCATATTGCGGGCGAAGTAGTAGCTGGTGTGTGTTTTGTAATTATTATTTTGATGGTTTTGATTTTACTTTAATCAGGTCAGATATCTGACCTACTAACAACACAAGGAAGCGAGGAAGATATGTCTATTTCATTAGCAGATAGCGCAGTAGCAGTAACTCTTAGTATTGGTTCATGGGGTGGTCAGAAGCTAGACCGCATAGCAACCGACAAAGTAAATACGGACAGTCAAGCATCGAGCGATGCGTCAAAGGTAACTAAAAACCTTGTAGCTGGTAGCGTAGCACTAAAGAACATCAAGAAGTATGAGTCTAAAGTGCGAGCCAGAAGCATATATCTAACATCACCATGGGGTGAGTCAGAGCGGATATGCCCAACAAGTAGCTTGATGGATCACAAACACGAGATTGGTACGTTGTGCAAGCATATATGGGATGGGATGCGTGATAAGTTCCTGATGACTGACTACCCAGATATCAAGCGCAACGCCTACATGAATCTCGGTTCTATGTATGACCCTACGGACTACCCGACAGTCGAGGAAATTGCGGATAAGTTCTACTTCAGACTTATATATAAACCGCTAGCATCTGATTGGCGTATAGATTTGCCAGCACAACAGGTCGAGGAGCTAAAGCTGGAGCTAGAGAGCGAGTACCAAACACGTACCCAGAATCTAGTACAAGAACAATGTGATCGAGTGGGCGATCTTGTGCGCTCTATGACTAATAAGCTAGGGATAGAGGTGGATGACGAGGGCCGAGACAAAGAGGGTCGCAAAACAAGGTGGTACGACTCATTCATCACCAACGCAACGGACTTGTGCGATCTACTCGTACACTTAAACGTAACCAAAGACCCAAAGATAGACCAGATGCGCTTAGACCTACGCAACGCAGTACAAGGTGTATCGGTGGATGCTTTGAAACTACCAACTAACCACAACACCAGAGCAGATATGAAAGATAAGCTGGATAACATACTAGCCAAGTATGCTCTGTAATTTGACCTACCCGTAACATTGTGGTACAATACGAATGTATTGTGAAAGTCAGCATTAAGAAGTACCTAACTAGGTCAGATATCTGACCTACTCATAACCAAGCATAAGGAGAGCGAACCATGCTTAAACAAATCGACCTGAACCAAACGGTCACATTCAAAGAAGCAAAACAAATCATCTTAGCTAATCGTAGCCAAGTATTTCTACTTCAAGCCCCGATGGGTGGTGGCAAGTCAGCACTACGTAAGGTGCTGGAGCAAGAGACTGGACTACCTAGCCACGTGGTACACATGACCCAGTTAGATGTTGGCGATATCAAGATGCCAGTAATTAAAGATGGTGAATTCAAATACAGCCCCAATGCGGACTTACCACTACATACGTATGAGCCAAAGATTGTATTCTTCGAGGAGTGGGGCAAAGCACCGAAGCCGGTACAAGATGCGTGTCATGAGTATATCGAACCACATCATCCGTCGTGGTGTGGGTATCCGAAGCATCCCGATTGCATCACAGTTATATGTAGTAACTTAGCCGAAGAAGGTGTGGGTGACCGCATCCTTGACCATACGCATGACCGACTAATCCAACTTGTGATGACCGGCGCGAACCATGAGGAAATGATTGGGTACGCAATTCAATCGGGGTGGCATGAGACCGTGATTGCATTTATGCACGAGTTCCCAGAAGTTCTACTTACGATACTAGATGGGGATGCGTGGAAGAACAGCCCGTACAAGGGTGTAACCCGTCGTGGCTTAGAGGGTGTATCCGATATCATGCACAGTAGCTATGGCAAACTTAGTTCTAACTTACTATCAACAACAATCGCCGGTCGTGTGGGTTCACCATTCGCCAAACAGTTCCAAGCGTTCGTGGACTACAAAGACCAAGTACCTACGCATGAAGAGGTAATAAAAGACCCAACAGGTGCGAAACTACCCAAGACACAAGGTGCGGCGTGTGTGTTTGTATTCGGTGCAATTACTAAAGTAGATAAAAGCAATATCGACAAGTACATGAAGTACTTTGCTAGGTTTGAACCAGAGTGGCAGATGATGTTCTCTCTGACTATGGCTAAGCAGAAGCAAGGTGTTGCATTTAATTCACCAAGTTTCAGAGATTGGTTACTAGAAAATTCTGATCTTATCTAAGGGGGAAGTATGAGCGAGCTAGAAACAACAAGACGTAGGATTACCAAAGCTAAGATGAGCTTGATGCGAGCGCCAGAGTTTGCGCTTATGTCTAGCATCCTAGCCATAGGTAAAGTAACTATTGACCCGAAGGTATCAACTGCCTGTACCGACGGACTCAATGAGTGGTACGGCGTATCATTTATCGAGCAACAAGACGATAAGCAAGTAGCTTGTGTTGTAGCCCATGAGAACTTTCACAAAATGTGTAGGCATCTCTATACATACAGCGCACTAGCTAAGATATGCCACCGTACAGCTAACATGGCTACTGACTACTGGATTAACCTCAAGCTAGCCGAGTGCGACCCGCATGGGAAGATACTTAGACCACCAACAGTAGACGGTAAAGAGTGTTGGTTGTACGACCTTAAGTATAAGGACATGAGCGTTCCACAAATCTTCAAGTTATTACGAGAGGAACAAGAACAGAATGGTGGTGGGCAAGGAAAGGGGGGCGAAGGTGGCTTTGATGAACACGATTGGGAATCAGCAGATAATTTATCCGATGAGGAACGCAAGACGGCTGACCGCGAGATTGAACAGGCAATTCGCCAAGGCAAAATCGCACAAGAAAAGTACGCCGGTAAAAACTCAAGTGGTAGCCCACTAGATAGAGCTATCGAGGAACTGCTAAACCCTAAAGTGCCATGGCAAGTATTGTTACGGGACTTTCTGACTACGTATGTAAAGGGTGGAGATATCAGCACGTGGCGTAGACCGCATCGAAGAAGCCTAGCCTATGATATGTACAGACCGTCGCACATGAAACTTAGTGTGAGTAAGGTAGGTACAGCACCAGATACGTCAGCATCCATAGGTAAAGAGCTAACCAGAGCTATGTCAGAGATGAAGTTTATCTTTGAGGATATACAGCCCGACGAGGTGGACATGATGTATTGGGATACCGAGGTTACTGGACATGAAACTTATCAGACACACCAAGTGCGAGACATTCACACGGTAACAAAACCAACAGGCGGTGGTGGTACAGACCCGTCTTGCGTATTCAGATATGTTAAGGACAAACAGCTAGACCTTGACTGCTTGATACTGTTTACCGACGGATATGTAAGTAGTTGGGGTAAAGACATTGGTATCCCTACTTTGTGGTGCGTTATCAATAATGACAAAGCCGTAGCACCATTCGGCAAAACCATTCATGTAGAGGTGTGATATGAGTAAAGTACTAATTAGTTTTCCGGCACAAGGTTATGTTGTGGATGCGGATGTAGCACTTAAGCTATTGGATATACTGAAGAACTACGAGGTATACAAGAAGAAGTATGGCGAGGGTAATAACTACACGCACCACATTTACCACCCGTCTCTTAGAGATATAGTGTATGGTGATATTACGATTAAACCGTTGCCAGACGACTCATATCAATTAGCTAAGTTAGCTGGTGACCCAGAAGATTAGGACACGCCATGATGGATGACATAGACGATGAGTTTGCACCACTACCCACAGAATTATTAGAAAAGGTACGTCTAGCGTTCATGATGTTAGAGGGTTCGAGGGTCGTAGATGAAACAGAAGATTACTTGTTGCTGAAAGTGAGCCGAGATGAGTATGAGGAATTCTTTTCACCAATAGGTTTATTTGTGGTACACTAGGAGAAGATTTTGGAATTAATACAGCACGTGCGTAAGAAGGTAGAAGAACTAACACAAGATAAATTTTGTACAGCTTGCCAGAAGATGAAGCCAAGAGAGGATGGTAAAAATTCTCTGATGGTAAATGGAAGATTCAGATGGAAGTGTGCAGATTGTTTGGTAAAAGCTAAGCAAGCAAGGAAGCGAAGAAGTAAATAATCACAACCAACATAGGAGAGCGAACTATGTACGAAGATGTACCCGTCATACAAACGTATGAACAAGCCGAGCAGTACTACAACAAAACCGCAAGATACTCTAAGGGTAGGAACGTAGGACTTAGACCTGTGGGTAACCGCAATCGTGGGTGGTTAAACATGAGGAAAGGGGATGACTGCTACCAGATAGGTTTTTGGTATGGACTAAATTCATTCGGGGAAGATAAAAGAACCATTACCTACTACAAAGATAAGCCTAACCAAGCTATCTTGAATATACCCAGTTACTCTATATCAGACCTATATGTAATGGGTGCGATACTTGGTGGTTATCTAGTGCAGTACCAATTTGGTTTGTGGTGGGTGATGAGTTGGAGAACATTTGAAAAAAATGATGACCCCAATGTACCCAGAAAAATATACTTAGGAATTGGGGCACACGTGTTTGAGGAAGGGGTGCCGGTCGGGGGTAAGACAACCATGACTAAGACTTACCTAAAACGCAAAGAATTTAATGCGCTGTATAAAAAGTGCAAGCCATTCGTAGACTACCTTACCCTTACTAATAAGATGCGTGATGAGGGATTTTCGCAAGAAGAAGTAGAGAATGTACCGAGAGGCATGAACTTAAGTCTCTTTAATCCAATTAAGTTAGCAGAAAGCACAAACATAGATGACCACTATTTGCTAGCAACAATCGTAGCGAGTTACACCAATCACGCCGTTGCCCCTGCGCATAAGGCTTTCTGGAACAAAACGTGGGCGGGTGATGAACTTACTATGCATATGTTAGAAGAACTAAGACGTTTAATTAAAGTTAGTAATGCGAAGGACTTGTTTTATCAGAAGGAAGTTGAAGTAACTGGTTTTACCAAAGACAGCAATAAACAATACACAACATATCTTAAATAGGAGAGCGACCTATGCAGAAAATAAAGCAGTTTGAGATGGATGATGCTCGCGGTATATATTTCCGTGTAATTGAGGGTGATGAAATAGATCAAGTTGTTACGCCGTTTCTTGATATGCACGAAACCACCGCCGTGTTTCGTATTAAAGACAAAATCAAGAATGTGGTTAGTAAAGTAAGAGCAAAAGACCCTAATTATACTTTCGTAATAGATAGCTGGTGGACTGCGGATGATTGGCGTTCCAAGATACAGGAATATAAAGGACTCCCAGTAGGTTCATTGGAAGTCTTTTATAAAGACGAGCGGTGTGGAAAGTTAAAGACAAAAGATGACTACCGTGGAGAGAGCCGTATGTCGATCGTTGTCATGTCAAGACTTACCCAAGCCATTGGTCGTAGGGGGATTAAGTATTCTGCGAATGAGGATACCGTTGTAAAAAATATATTTAAGTATATAAAGCCAGTAGCTGTTAAAGAGAGGATGGAGAATCTCTATCAAAAGGTAGCGAGTGGTATTAGGGTAGCGTTAGATAACTGTGATACTGAGAACTTTAGAAATTTAAGAAGTTATCATCCGGTAGCCGGTCAGGTAATTGATAATTTGCTGGAGCACCACCCAGATATGATACGAGAACTTCTACCTAAGAATTGGAATTCTGAGAGAGTGGAAAGATTCTTTGATGGTATGGAATCTTTTGAGGGTGTTAAAAAGATGCAACAAGTTTTGGAAGCTAACAAAGGTATGTTGGTACTTAAATACAAGGGGGATATCTACTTGAGCCAGCCACACACCCACTTAAATAGTTGCATCACGCGTAGGCTTAAGCACGAACAGTTATCTGATATTACCAAGCAAAATATAGCGATGCTAACTTTAGCCGAACCAAACACAGCAGTAACTACTGTTGGTATACGGGTAGATGATGATAAGTTTTATTTACAAGACGACAATGGAGATTTGCATGGCGAATAGTAGAAAAAAAGCGATGGTACACGTCAATCTTAGATTGCCAGTAGAGATACTGGAGTACTACAAACAGTTTCCTAGCTACACAATAGCTATGCGTGATGTGCTAGAGAAACACGTCAAACAACAAGGGGGAGAGAGCGATGCAGAACAAGCAAGTTGAACCTACTGAGTATATGAAGGAATGGGTTAAGTTTCTTAATGACCCCAAAGTATTAGAATCTTTTTCCTCAATATTTGGAGTAAACCCAATTAGTTTATTTAAAACTCCATTTTATGATTGCCATTGGTTTGATTTTAATAACATAAGAAATGAAATATCAGAACAAGTTAAACAAAATAAATATAGTTGTTTATCAAATATAAATTCTACGTTTTACATACCTTATTCACACAACATATTTTTGCTTCGCGACGCATGTTGTTACGTTACTCCTACTGAAAATGGTTTAGATATCCAATATATCAAACTTAATACAGATAGAGTGCATTCTGGTATGGAATCGAAATTTGTAAGTTTTAGTTTATATGTAGATGACGTACCACAAAGTACGCAATCAAAACTACGAGAGGGAAAAAGTTTTCACTTAGCTGAAGTTCCTGAAAGCACGTTGGGATGGGATTGGAAACCTGACGGTAAAAAAATAATTACTGGCGCACTTGATTACTCTCAAGCGTATCGTTTGGACTTTAGAAATGTAATGGGTATATCGCTTAGGGATGTAAAAGAGCAAAAGCAGTTCGGTTTCGAAAAAAGATTTAGAGATGAATATAAACTTGGTTTGTTAGCCGCTTCTGGTTATCTATTCCGTTTATTAGAAGGTGGTAAATACAAAGAAAAGATTGTTTTTTCAGAAGAAACTATGAGTAGGATTAGGGATCTACCAGAAAAATCCGAACTTGCTTTTATGGCTAGAGCGAGTGATGTGTTTTCTGAAGCGGGGACTTTGGCAGATGGTATATACCACGCATTAAACTTAATTCACAAGCATGATACACAAGTTTCAGTCTTTACCACTACTAAAGACAGCGTGTTCAAAAGTAAACGGCGCAACAGGAAGGGGGTTAAACCTTTAATAGAGTGGCGCACTTACGAATATGACATATCTAAACCTATATTCAAATTAAATAAGCATACCGGATATCGTGGTACTCACGCATCTCCAAGGGAACATGAGCGTCGTGGGCATATAAGAGTTATGAAGAAATCAGGTAAGCAAGTATGGGTCAACCCTTGCAAAGTTGGAGATAAGGCTCTAGGGGAAATCCATAAAAACTTTGTTGTTACTTCTAATAATCCTATTGGACAAAGTAAAGAGGTGTGATACTATGGCGAGTACACCAGAGAAGAAGGTGAAGGATAGGGTGGTCAAACTACTCAAGCAATATGGGGTTTACTATTTCTTTCCGGCTACCTACGGTATGGGTAGGAGTGGAGTACCTGATATTGTGTGCTGTTTCAATGGAAACTTTTTTGCGGTGGAATGTAAGGCTGGTAACAACAAACCCACAGCTTTACAGGAACGAGAGTTGGGTTTGATACGAGAAGCAAAGGGTACTGCTCTAGTTGTAAACGAGGACAACATAGATCATGTACGTATCTTAATAGAAGAAATGATATAGGAGGAAGTATGAGCGATAAAATCTCTGAGCGAGAGTGGCTTTACCATGTGCAGGGTTGGGAGTTGAGACGCAAGACCGCGCTTAATGACCTAATGCTAACCATTTTGGAATCTAGTCTTGACCCCCAACGCAAGCATGCTATGTCTGATCTAGTCGTAGAGTTTGTAAAAGCTAAAGCAGAACAGGGAGCGCCGATATGATTTATCAC